CGATAGTGGATAGGGAGGAGATCGAACACGCAAGAAGCACCCTTCCTAATTACGCCTTCTTACAAGAGTACATGGCGTCCTTTGACGCTAAGACGCAAGGACACTTCAGTCCAGATAGCTTTGATTACTACGAAGAAAGACCCCAAGGAAGGTATGACGTTTATCTAGGCATTGACTTAGCTGGATTTAAAAACGTGGGGATGCGTAAGTCTAAGAAGCGTGACGACTCAGCCATTGCTGTGGTGTACGTCAACGATGAAGGTCACTGGTACGTTGAAGATATCATCCACGGTCAGTGGTCTCTTGATGATACAGCTAAAAATATCTTTAGCACCGTAGAAAAGCACCGGCCTGTTATCACAGGTATTGAGAAGGGGATAGCACAACAGGCGGTGTTTTCTCCGCTACAGGACATGATGCGCCGCACTAGCAGGGTGTTCAGGCTGGAACCCTTATCTCACGGCAACCAAAAGAAAGAAGACCGCATTTTGTGGGCTCTGGCAGGTCGATTTGAGAACAGGCTTATTCACCTCAAGAAAGGCGCGTGGAACGCCCGATTTGAAGATGAAGCAGGAAATTTCCCTTCTGTCTTAGTTCATGATGATCTTATTGATGCGCTCAGTTATGTAGACCAGATGGCCCGTGTTCCTTACTACACAAGGACTGATTTTGACAATGACGACTACGAACCTCTCGACGCCGTGGCTGGATACTAAATGGAAGACTTAGATCACATTGCAATCCAAGAGGATCTTCACGATTGGGTCTTTGACCTTACGGAATCGTGGAGACATCACTACGAAAACAACTACCTGAATACCCATGATGAGTATTTCAGGCTTTGGCGTGGAATCTGGACAGAGGAAGACCGTACTCGTGACAGTGAGCGGTCTCGACTGATTGCGCCTGCGCTACAGCAAGCCGTAGAGAGCAATGTTGCGGAGATTGAGACAGCCACATTCTCTCAGAGCACCCTGTTTGAGCTAGATGATGACGATGAAAACCCCCAGGATGTCGCGTTAATCCAGAAATTACTCCACAAAGACTTTGAAAGAGCCAATGTCCGACCTGCTATTGGGGAAATTTTGATCAATTCTGCGGTCTACGGGACGGGAATTGGTGAGTTAGTCATTGAAGAGTCTACGGAATACCGCCCTGTCACCCGCCCGATGGACGGAATGGAGGGCGCACAGCTAGGAGAGTACGGGGTTGAGAAGGTTACCCGCCCTCTTATCCGCCTTAAGCCCATTTTGCCTAAGAATTTCTTGATTGAGCCCAGTGCTACGTGCATTTCAAGTGCTCAGGGCGTGTGTGTTGACGAGATGGTAAGCCTACACAGCGTAAAAATGCTGATTGAGCAGGGTGTTTACCGTGATGTTCTCCTTAATTCAGACGCCGCTGACCTAGATTTGGCAAAGGATGCCGAGTTAGTAGTCCAGCCAGAGGGAACAATTCGGGTTAAGCGGTACTACGGCCACGTACCCCGTGATCTTCTTAAGGAAGCAGGGGTAAGTGAGGAAGATATCGAGGAGAAGGGCGAGTTTGTTGAGGCTATAGTGGTGATTGCCGATGGTGAGATCCTAAAAGCCCTTCCTAATCCTTATATGTGTCAGGACAGACCGATTACGGCCTTTAGCTGGGACAAGGTTCCCGGTAGGTTTTGGGGTCGCGGGGTATGCGAGAAGGGTTACATGAGCCAGAAGGCTCTTGATGCGGAAATGCGCGCACGTATTGATGCCCTCGCACTGACTACCCACCCGATGATGGCGGTGGATGCGGCAAAGATGCCCCGCGATTCCCGTTTTGAAGTAAGACCTGGCAAGATGATCTTGACCAACGGCAATCCGGCTGAATCGCTGATGCCATTTAACTTTGGTCAGGTTAATCAGATTACTTTTGGTCAGGCACAAGCCCTTCAGTTGATGGTTCAACAGGCAACGGGTGCGGTTGATAGCGCACAGTTAGCCCAAGGTCCGAGCTCAGACACCACAGCGGCAGGTATTTCCATGTCGATGGGTGCGGTGATGAAGCGTCAACGCCGAACCTTGGTGAACTTTCAAGAGAGTTTCTTTAAGCCCTTGATTAAGAAGCTGGCGTGGCGATATCAGCAATACGATCCAGAGACTTACCCGGTCAAGGACTTTACCTTCACGGTTGTCAGTAGTTTAGGCGTGATTGCGCGGGAATATGAGGTGGGTCAGCTAGCGCAGATCCTTCAAGTTACTCCGCCGGATTCTCCTTTGCACTCAGTCATCATGAGAGCCATCGTTGAACACCTGAACGTAACGTCTAAGGATAAGTTACTAGCCGCCATTGATGGGATGGGCCAGCCCAACCCCGAGGCACAGCAACAACAGCAACAAATTCAACAAATTCAGATGGCACTGCAAGAGGCGCAGATCCGAGCTATTCAGGGTCAGGCCGAGGAGTCAGCGGCACGGGCCGATAAGTATCGCGCCGAGGCTGATCTTTATCCGCAAGAGCTCATCCTCAAGTATGGGGATTCAGACAAGGACGGAAGGACTGACGACGACATTGAGAAGCGTTTGAAAATTGCCGAAATGCTCATGAAGGAAGAGCAACACCAGATTGCAAGAGAAGAGAAACTTCAGCAGATGCAAATGGCAAAAGACCAAATGCTTCAAAAACAAAATGAACAGCAAGCACTTCAGCAGATGCTAGGACAAAACGCACAAATGCTAGAGGGAGTAACTTTCAGTGAGTGATCTAAGCCTCTATCAAATACTTCAGATTGTCCGTGATGAGATCAAGAAGTCTCAGCTTGGAGAAGTCAAGAAAATAATCGGACCCGCCGGAGAAAAAGGCGAGAAGGGCGAGGTTGGCGGTCAAGGCATCCAAGGTCCAAAAGGAGACAAAGGGCCAAAGGGTGATCGTGGGCTAAAGGGCGATAAAGGTCCGAAGGGGGAAGACGGCAAGGACGGTAAGGACGGTGACGATGGTGTAGGCATTGCTCGCATTGAGCAGGAAGTAGACAACGCCATCGTGATGCACCTGACTGACGGCTCGAGCTACATGGTGGAGATGCCTCTTAGTGAGGGCGGCACTATAAGCGAGGTTCACTACAAGGCAATTGGCGGTGGTGGTGGCTCTGGCTCTGGTTCTGGTGGATCTGTTGACCTAACTGGCTATGTCAGAAGGCCAAACAGCAGTATGAATGACCAATGGCTTGCTTACAGGGAAGGATCAGACGGTTCTAAAACATGGAAGGAAATCACTACAGACCTTATTGCTGTAAACCCTAACCCCTTCCGCAATGACAAGGGCCAGTTCATTGGTACGCCCGAAGAGCTTGATAACCTCAATAACCAGCGTGACGTTAATGAATTCTTTTACACCGCAATCAACAACATCGAGGCCGGTGATGTAAACCTTGATGGCTACGCCACAGAGGTGTGGGTAGAGGACAAGCTGGGTGAGCTTCCCCCTGGCACGATTGTCTCAGACACGGCCCCCGCTGACTCAGAGGAAGGGCAGTGCTGGTACGACACTGTTCGGCTGGAGTTGTTTGTCTTTGCAATGAATGCATGGCTCCCGTGTTCGCCCTTGGGTGCGAGGGTTGAGCAGGGTGAGATATTACAGGCTCAAATCTTAAGCCGAGTTGAGGCGGGTGAGGTTCAGCAACAGACGTTGGTTGATACCAAGCTGGGCAAGGAAGAGGCCAACGAGGTTGCTAACAGTTTCCGCATCAAGGGTTCTGGCGGCACTTACATCAGCGCATCGGGTGGTGAGCTTGGCCTGTATCACGTTAAGTATCCCGAGGCAGAAACCCATGCCGCCACCATGCAATACGTTCTTGATGAGATAGCCAAGGTTCCCGTGGCCGCAGGCGGCCCTACGAATAAGTATGACGGCAACCGATTCAGCGTGAGCGGTACGTCAACCAAGTCCCTCTCATCTGGCGATGTCATGTTTCTTTCTGGTGATGCGTCGACCAACACTATGCCCGCTGTAACAGGCATTGCGTTGCCCGAGTCTGAGTTTGATTGGGATGCTTGCGCCAAGTCGGGTGTGGTCAAGGTGAAGAATGGTGCGAAGGTCGCTGGTTACTTTCAAGTGTATGACATCGTAAAGAACGAGGGGCGCAACGTCATCTTGAATGTGTCGCTATTACATCTAGGCGATGAACCATCTGTTGATTACGAAACCGGCGCGCCTTGCTACTTCCATGGGGTGTTTTTCGCATGAGTCAACTACCGCAACAGCCTTGGAATGAAGGCGACAAGTTTACCAACGATGCTACTGGTGTTGAGTACACCTTTGACGGCGTGAAGTGGTTGGCGTCTGGTGGTGAGGAGCTTGACCTGTCTGCTTTCGTTACCGATGCAGAGCTTGCTCAAGTCAATGAGGCCAGTGAGTTCCGCGACGATGCGCTGAATGTAAAGATCGAAGATGAGTCAAATCAGAACACGGCGGCTCATGCGGTCTTTACTGCTGGT